TTTATGATACCTGTGGTTGCTACAGCAGAAGAAGATGATCTTAATAAAGCTTTAACTAGATTAAGACATCGTTTACGTAATGCGGTTAATAGATATAAAAAGACTACCGAAGGTGGGGCTTCATTAAAATTTGCAGTTCACCAAGTTTTAGAAAAAGGTGTAGATAATGCAACTATTAACGGTGTTAGAGTTTGGCGGGTGGAATAATCCGCACTCATAAATGGCTTTACTTTGTAAAAAATGTAAAGCAGTATAAAAATGTTTTTGTTAAATAAGAAAGGAGAATAATATGCCAAAAACTGAAAAAAAGTCAACGCTAAAAGTCGTTGCAAAAACCCCAAAGGCGAAAGGTAAAATATCAATACCTGCCCCTGTAAAGAAGACACGATCTAATATTGCGTCTTCTGTAGTTAAAGTAAAACAACTTCCAGACGCTACTGCGAAGTTACCTGCTCAAATGCATTCTATATTAGAAGCACTTGATACATTTAAAGGTAAACAAGCAGAAGTTACGGAGTTAATGACCTTTGCTTATAAAGAAGGTATTTTAACTACTAACCAAGATCCTTTAAGAATCTTTAGATTTTATAAGAAAAGATTTCTTGACGAAGGTATCTTAGAAATTGTTAGTTAACAATTTAATCTTTTGGGTGAGTGAAGTATCATGGATATAATGTTTCATTCACCCAAAGGTATATTGAAAGATAATAGATTATTAGTAAGCTACGATTTAACCCACATAAAAGATTGGGAAAAATTATTTTCTTATGTTGAATACGAAGAACAGGAAGAAGGTTTACAACCTAGTGATCTTGATCCAATTACCCAACAAATAATCATCTGTAGTCATTGGTTTAATATTCCAGAGTTAGATGATTTAGGAATACATTCATGGTTAATTAGACAACATATTTTAACTAAGTTAGATTCTTGGGAAGATCCTGTAAAGCCAGAAGAATTATTTAAAAGACACGGATTAATTACAGACGTAGATTATTTAAATACTAAACAATGGTTTGAAACAAAACTTTATGAAATATGTTCTTTACATGTTATAGAAGACATAAGAATACAACCAAATAAAATTTATAATAAATATATCGAAACTAGAGATAGAGAACAAAGACGTAATCATTTAAAATTAGTTAAGTCTTAAATCGCTTTACTTTGTTTAAATTGTTATTTATATTATAAGTATGTTAATTATTAGAAAGGAGAATTATTATGGTAACATTCCCGGACGATTACGATCCGTCTAACTTTGATAACCAAGAAGAAGATGGTCCTGATGAGGATTACAGACCTACTAAGTTATCAGATTTCGAAATAGAAAATAGAGGAGCTACTGTGCGATTAGATATGGTAGGTTCTTATATTTTACCTGCACATAAAGAAAATCTAGATTTAATATTAAAGTTATTAGAACAGATTAATCGAGTGCAAACTTTATATATAGATGGTAAAAAGTATAGAAAAATAGATGAGTCTACTGCTTTAGAACCTACTGTATATATCGATGCTAAAGGTGTTTATTTACGTGATAAAAAATTATTAGTAGATAAAAATACACCTATGCAAGAAGCTATTACTGCAATGGTTATTGATACAGCTAAAGCTTATGGGGGTATTAAAGATGAATAAACCTAATATAGACTTAATAGAAAAAGCTGTTCAAAATCTTGAAAGATTTTTGTGCCTTGAATTAGATATTGATTTAGGACATGATGTTTTAAGACCATTAGATGACTGGAGTGGATTAAGAAGAAAAATTCAAGACCATCTTCATTTTGATTCGGAGGGTTCTACATG